TATGATGGTTCTTGTAAGCTTCCAGAGAGCTTAATTAATAAGTTTACCTTGCATACTCTTACAAGGATTAGTTATTTCTGTCTTCCAGCGGTACTTCTACCTGCAATTATATTACTCCGATTGCATAAATTACTTTAAGTATAAAGCTTTCGCATTTCACTTATGCCTTTCTTACAAAGATGATTAGTCTTTTCAACCTTTACAGAGGTTTAGTTAGGAGTTATTGCATCTAACAAGTAATCATCTTGTTTCTTATAATCTTACTGTAATAAGATTAAATCAATGACATAAATTAGTACTCCTATAAGGTTGCAACCCTTATAACTTACTTATGCTTTATAGAACTCATTTCTTCTCTATTGAAATACAATTTCACCAAGCAATGAAGGCTATTCTTGTCTAATAGATGCACTGTTCTCCAACAGATGACGTAGCAATTCAGTAAGTTAGTTATACCACTTGAGTGAGTGGTATCCTGCTTGGATGAGAGTAAAATAATAGGCTTGCTAATTACCCTATTGATTGTTATCTTACTTATAGCTTAGAGTAAGCCTATATCCTGTGTTAACTATGGTATATAGGATTTAAAGTAAACATAGCCCTAGTTATAGAGCTATGCTTATCACGCATGTTATTATGCGTTGGTGTTTACTACCCAATCGAGGATAGTAATAACACCGTCTACTATGATGTATGTGTCCATAGTCTGAGGTTTTAGAGGTGAATACTGAATTAAGCTATAAACTTAATATATCGAGTCGTATTTAAGGACCGAAGAACAACACCAATACCCCCCGAAGGGGGTTGGTGAGCACTCTTAGAACGCCATAAGTACCTGTCTACCAGCAGGATACGTGGTGCCGTTGAACTCGAACTCGCGTGTCGAGACGAACTGCGCCATGGTCCACTCACGGTCGGTAGCGGTCGTCTCGCCCGCCTCGATATTCTTGTTACGAAGGCGTACGTAGTAGCCTTGTAACATGAATGTCGTGTCGTCGACGATCGTTACGCCTTCCGTCTGTGCGGTGAAGGTGCCGATGGTTTCTTCGATTTGAAATAGTGGCGTGCCGTACTGCTTGACGGCTGCCGAGATGAGGTTGAGGTTTAGTGCCATGATTACGGTTTTAGAGGCGTTAAACAGGACGGGGGTGTTTCCCCCGCCCAAAAGTTAGTAGGGGTTGCGTGTATAGGTGGTAACCACTGTCGAGAGCACAGAAATTTTTTAGGGGGGGGGTATATTTTTTAAACCCATGATACACATTCATCAGGCCCTTCTAAAAATATTTTTTGGGAATACTTTTTAGCCTTCGGCAAGAGAAATAAAAACTCCTAAATAATAATAATAAGCGTGAAAACTCAAAAAATCTTCTATATCCCTTACTACTCCTACGTTACAGAGGATTTACCCTACTGCTAAAAATAGCAGTTATAACGCACTCTAACTGCTAAAAATAGCAGTTTTAACAAAATCAATTATTTTATTTTTATAAAATTTGTATACTATCTACATGTTTTAGTATATTTGTATACACTAATAATTTATTGTTTATGAGTACAACAGTAAGACAACAGAAAACAAAACGTGTTTTAAATTTTGATGTAGATAAATATGTTAACGTAGAGACAGGGGAAGTACTAAGCTCGGAGTTAAAAAATATTAGACCCTCTGTCACTGTCACAGAAAAAGGAGATTATATGATTATGTCATCTGATGACTTTATTATACTAGATAGCAAAACAGCGGAGTACCTTGCTGAAGAACTATCTAGAGCAGAGTTCGCTAACATGCTTAAGATGGCTACTGATCTTAAAACTCCCTTAAATCTTGTATATAATGGTCCTCGACCTCATACTAATGAAACACTTCAGAATTTTTTAGGATATGCGTCAGAGTCTATGTTCTCCAAATTAATTAAAAAGCTTATGAAAGTAGGAGTGCTTTATCAGATTAAGGGTAATATTATGGGAGAAGTTAGAGTAATATATATGCTTAATCCTTTTATAGCTCGTAAACGTAAGACTGTTGATACCAAACTATTTGAAGTGTTTAAGCCTTTTATAAAATAATTATACTATTTACAAAATTTTTACCTGATACTATAAATTATTTATATATTTGCCTCATGATAGTAGTAAACTTAGATACACAAGACAGCATATTACTAAGATCTAATGATACTAGTTTTCGTGTTCTTTATTATATATTGTTACAGAGGGATCCTCGTAATAATATCTGGTATGCAGATTTTGAAAATAAAGAGCTTATATGTAATGAGTTAAATATTTCAATGCCTGCTATGGCAAAAATTTTAGCATCCTTACACGAAAGAGAGATATTAATACGATTATCAAAAGGGAAGTACCAACTTCCAGATTACTTTTTGGACTGCTGATGGAGATTGGAGAATTAAAATCAAATAGTCTTGAAGAGCTTTTTGCGCGAGAGAAAGCCCTGGTAGAAAAATTTAATTCTTACTGTAGACAGCACAGTAAGAATTTAGAAATAGAGTATTTACTCTCTGCTTCAACTAGGGCACCTCTTTTTACTTTAAAATTTAAAATCAATAATAACAATGGGAACAACGGAGAAACTACAAGTAATTAAGGAAGTATTAGCTAATACTTTTATGTTAGCTACACATCGTGCACAGCAGTACGGTCTGCAGTTTACTTATAAATCTTATCCTGTAGAAGTAGAAGCTACAGAAGAAACTGAAGGAATCAAAGCTTGGCATGTAGACTTGCTAGTTAAAGAGGCTGCTTATCCTGAAGTAATTATTCAGCAATTTAGATACCCACGACCTGCAGGAATCGACGCTAAAAACATGGAGTACCATGTGTTAGTAGAAGTACTTGCAGCTTTCACAGAGACGTCACTATTCACATGGCTTCAAGTAGGTAAGATGATGAACACGGACGAAGAATTACAAAAACAAATTATCGATGAAGCAACGCAAAGTAATTTCACTACCAACGAACCAGAACAAGATCTATAAACAGATACTGGCGTTTATGAACTTTATGCTAAATCTCACGCCACAAGAGCGTGATGTTTTAGCTGAGCTTATCAGACTAGATAACGAGTACGCTGCTCTTCCCGAAGATAAGCGTGCTAAGTTTATCTTGTCTACTGATATGCGCAAAGAAATCAGAGATCTGGTTAAGATTGAAGAGAAGCAGTTTAATGTTATTATCTCTAGACTCAAGAAGAAGCTCTTGTTTAACAAGCCTCTTATTGACGATAATAATCTTTTACATCAAGAGCTTAGATACAAACCTGACGAGGACGGTTTCCGCATTGAGGTAAACCTCGTCATGTCCTCTATCCCTACTACTGCTCCTACTCCTACTTCTGCAACAATAGATGATGTAGAAGACGCAGAACAATCTTTTAATGATAAAGTAAAAGATGCTATGCTTGAACAAGCAAAACAAAATATGCAAATTTTAGAAGATCTAGCTTGGAAGGGGGAAGCAGTTCCTCCTACTGAGTACAAGCACGATGCTTCTCAAGCACCTGTGATTGAAGAAGAAACGTTTGACTTTACTATCGCTGCACCTGATGAAGAGTAAGCAGCGAGATATATTGTTAGAGGTAGCTCGACGCAATGGCGTGACTGTTGCCCAGGCTGAAGAAATCTGGAACAACTTCGGTTTAACCATTGCTAAACATATTAGCTCTAATCACAGAGACGAGGATAATAAGTTTAATCTCGACAAATTTCCTGTAATTAATATCCAGCACTTTGGTAAATTTATACCTAGAAAAAAGAAAATAAACTACGCTAACTATTGCATAGATAAAAACAAAACTTATGACACTGAACATAACACTACCGATAGTAGAATTTCCTAATCAGACTGACGAGGAGCTTCTTAAAAAAGTAAAGATAGAAGAACTACAGGACGAAGATCCTGTGCCTGTTTATACTACGTTTTATACTATTAACGCTATCTCTCCGTTTAGAACACCTTACGGTGATTATACTATTATACATTCAGGAGGTACGGAGTTCTTGTGTACTTACACTTTTAGCGAGCTTTTTGATAAGCTGTCTGTTATCTACACTAAAGAACACGGCTCTAAATAATGAAAGCTATCCACGATTTTAGTTTTTGGGATGCACATCCTGAACTAATGATGCTAGAGTCGTTCAACGCTCTACATCATAAAGACTCTAGTAAAAACAAACAAGATAGCTCACGTAAAATGTGGGCTATTTATTATGCACATAATCCCGAGTCTAAGTTCTTTAACATGCCTAATAAACTGCTTGTACTTGCGAGAGATTTTCTCAAGGACCCAGCGTTCAATTGGGATAGTATTCGCGATCAAGTGTTTACTTACAAAGAGCTAGTGCTTACTCCTGCAGAACGTGGTCTTGTCAATTGGACAGAGATTATGAATGTTCGCGATGAGTCTCTTAAGAACATGTATAAAGACGCTATTCTAGAGCGTAACCTTAAAGAATTAGTAGAGTTGGACAAGATGCTAGCCAACACGGCTAAGCTATTCCAAGATTACAAGAAGATCAAGCAGGAATACGACGAGGATAAGACAACTCGTAAAGGCAAATCTATTGCGTCACTATCAGATTCAGGAGAAATTTAAGATGATAACCAACTCTAACTTCAGATTAAAAGACGTTCCTAACTTTCACCCAGAGCTAGAGTACTACGACCGTGTAACTTTCTGGAAAGAAGAGAAGCGTAAGTGTATAGAAGGCTATTGGGTAGGAGGCAAGTGGATGCCTGGCCCTCTTTATTACTACATCAACTTCCACAACATCCAGTTTGAGGATGATTCTTCTGTAGCACAGGCCTTTGGTCTACCGTTTCTACGTGATATTGATTGGGAGTTGTTTCTAATCTACGAAGAATGCCGTGGTTTCTCTGGTTTTAGTAACGACCCTGCTTTCACATGTGACAGGAAATACGGACCTGAAAGAGAAATGGCTGTAAAGCTAAAACGTATCACAGAAGCCGAAGCAGATTCTAAGACATACATACCTGCTAGAGAATACTTACGCCGTACACACGGTAAAAACTTGGGCAAGCCCTTATACAAGAATTCCGCCCAACACATGATATCGATTCAGGCTCGTGGTTCGGGTAAATCCTACTCTTCATCAGGTATTGCTGCCCACAACTTCTTGTTTGATGGGGCTACAGACTACGATGATTACCTAGAGCGCAAGAAACTTAAGCAATACATTGCATCTGATACAGTTATCGGTGCGATTGACTCTAAGTATACCGTGCCTTTGATGAAGAAAATACAAACTGCCCTAACTTTATTGCCAGGTGGTTTTGAAATGGGGGAGGATACGTACCCTTCTCCACTTTCTACTGTATACACAGGCTCATTTATGCCTAACCGTGACGCAACAACCACCACTGGTTCAGTAATGCGACATCGATCTTTTAAAGATAACCCGCTTGCTGCCAACGGTACACGTCCTAACCTATGTGTGCTTGATGAGGTAGGTTTCATGTACAATATTAAAGAAGCCTGGGGTGCCATTGAAGCAACACAGGCGTCAAAGGCTAAGAAAAGCTTAGTTATCTGGGCCCTAGGAACGGGAGGTCTCGTATCTGGTAGAGCAGCACTCTATGCAGAGTCAGTATTTCGTAACCCACAGGATTACAACTGTCTTATCTTTGAGGATATCTTTGAGAACCGTGGCAACATCGGATACTTTGTACCGTACCGCCTGACTCTCAATGAGTTTAAGAAAACAGAAGATAAAGTCACAGACTTAGATTTAGCAAAGCTTTACATAGAAGACCGTCGCTCTACAGCAAAGAAATCACCCGACCCTACCGTATATCAGACAGAAATTATCAACGGTCCTGAAGTACCATCCGAGGCATTCTTGGTACTCGAAGGCGCATTCTTTCCTACACTACTGCTCAAAGAACAGTTGGCTGAGGTTGAAGGCGGTAAGTACAAGAAATACCAAGAAGCAAGCTTCAAGGGTCACATCAGTTTTAATGATAAGAATGAGCCAGAGTTCTACACAGAGCAAGACATGCTTCCTATTAGAAAGTACCCGCTCAGCAAGAACGATGAGAAACGTGGATGTATAGAAATTTGGGTAAAACCACAACGTAGTCCTGACGGCATTGTTCCTCGCGGTACCTACATTGCAGGAATTGACGTTGTTGATAAAGACAAATCTACGACAGACTCTCTTCCTTCTATTGTATTAATGAATAGATTAACAAGACAAATAGTAGCAGAATACACTGGCCGTACAGGTGAGGCTAAAGATTTCTACGAAGTTTGTCGTAAGCTACTTCTTTACTACAATGCTGTTGGGATGTATGAGAAAAACCTCATCGGTCTTTATAATTACTTTGATCAGATGAAGTGCACTTATCTTTTAGCAGATACTCCGTATCAATTACGTTCTACTGATACGTATAAAGCAGGTACTAACACATCTAAAGGTATTAACGCCTCTGGAGCAATTAACGCAGAAGGACGTAATATGGTTAAGTCTTGGTTACAAGAAAGAATATCTACTGTATCAGAAACTCGCGTGTATGAAACTATTTACTCTAGCGCTCTCATTACAGAGCTTATTATGTGGAACCCTGATGGAAACTTCGATAGGGTTTCTGCGTTAATCATGTTAATGTGGTTAGACTCTACAATGTATAAAGAAGTTACGCAGCGTGTAGAAGAGGTTAAAACTTTCTTAGATCATTCCTATTTTCAGGATATGGGTTTAATAAAAAAGAAAATCCCTACTACATTTGATTCGAAATTTTATTTATAGATTTGTATTTTAATTAAAAAATTATTATGAACGCACCTGTAAAGATTCAAGGATATATCAGTTTCCCTCGTCAGAAACTGTCTGACGCAGAAAAAACTGACTACTGGTATAAGAAGAACATGGATTTTGCAGAGCATTTATTAACATCAGATGTTAACTTGCGTTCTAACTTTAAAAACAAAAAAGTAAACTATAATCTTAGAGCCAATATTATCAGCACTAAAGATTTTGAAAAGTTTATTAACCCTGATAACTTAGACTTAGAATCTCTTCCTGCTAGCTTTCAGCACATCGGCATTGAGAATACTAAGATTAATTTACTCTTAGGCGAATATTCTCAACGACGTAAAGAGCACAGAGCTTACATTTCTTCTAATGATTCTGAAGCTATAGGCCGCAAAGAAATGGGGCTCATGGATGAGCTCAAAAAAATTACTAGTGAGATGATTATGAGTACGTCACTCACAGACGAAGAAATTCAAAAAAGATTAAAACAATTTGAACACTACCGCAAATATGAGTACCAAGACATTGCAGAAATAGTAGCTAACAAAATCCTCAAGAAAGAATACAAAGAAGGAGATTTTGACTTTACCTTCTTAAGAACATTTGAAGATTTACTTACTGCAGGCGAAGAGATTATGTATTGTGGAGTACTAGGCGGTAACCCTGTTATGCGTCGAGTAAACCCAATGAACCTTTACACCATGGGAGGCAACTCAATGTATATTGAGGATGCTGATATTATTGTAGAATACGGGTATAAATCTATCGGCCAGGTAATTGATGATTACTGGGATACTTTAACCCCTTCCGATATTGACTTCTTAGAAAATGGTAAAGTAGATGCATCACTTGGAACAGGTGGCGGTATTGGCCTAAACCGTGACATCTCTGTGTATGACTACTACGGAGAGCAAGGAGCTATGAATATTTTCCATCCTAACGAGATGGGAACACGTACATTTGCTGGGGCATTTGATACTTACGGTAACGTGCGTGTACTAAAAGTATGTTGGAGATCAAGACGTAAAATTGGAGAATTAACATATTTTGATGAAGACGGACAAGAGCAAAAAGACTACGTTCCTGAAGACTACAAACCTAAGAAAGAGTTAGGCGAGAAAGTTAAATGGATCTGGGTAAACGAGTGGATGGAAGGTACAAAGATTGCCGACCATATTTACACTTTATTGCGTCCTGTTCCTTACGCATCAAAATCCTTAGTAAACAAATCTAAAGGCACCCCTCCGTATGTAGGGTCTGTTAACTCTACTAATGATTACAAAGTCCAATCTCTTATGGACGTGATGAAGCCTCTTGCTTACTCATATGATATCGCATACTACAAACGCGAACTAGAGATCGCTACATACAAGGGGTCCTTTACTGCCATTAACTCTTCCTTGATTCCTTCAGGTTGGGATCCTAAAGAGTGGATGCGTTATGTCACCATCAATAAGTTTGCATGGTTAGACCCAACTAATGAAATCCTCAAGGGCCCATCACAGGGTAAATCTGCAGGCGCCTTCAATCAGCTTACTGCTCAACAGATTCAGATGGGCGACCCTAACGCTATCGGCATGTATACTAACCTACTGCTTGACATTGAGACTACACTAGGCAAACTTGCTGGAGTCTCAGGTGCGCGAGAAGGGCAAGTACAAGAGCGTGCGGCTGTATCTAACGTTAGTCAAGAAGTAACTCAGATATCCCACATTACTGAAAAGTGGTTTGCTATTGATGCTAATTTCCGCAAGCGAGTACTTACTAAGTTCTTAGAGTGTTGTAAGTTTGCTTACAAATCTAATCCTAAAAAAGGTCAATTCTTGTTAGACGATATGGGACAAGAGTTTGTTACACAATTTGATGAATTTGTTGCTACAGACTACGACCTACACGTATCTAACTCTACTAACGATACTAAGCTTTACGAAGACTTACGTGCACTTTCTCAAGCAGCTATTCAAAACGGTCAGGCTACTATCTCAGACCTTATTGGTATTTCTCAATCTGAATCCGTACAAGATATTGCACGCCGCCTACAAGATTCTGCTGAGCGTATTCAAGAAGAAAACAGCAAAATGAAAGAAGCCGAACTTAAACAAGCACAACAAGCTGCAGAGATGGATAACCAAGCTAAGAAGGCACTTCTTGACTTTGAAGTTAAACGTCATAATGATGTTGTTAATATCGAGCGCGAGAAGATGGCGACTAACTTAGAAATTGCTAAGATTAAAGAAATGGGTGCTGACGTCCGTGATGCTAGAGCTAATGGTTTAGAACAAGATCGTGTTGACACAGATAAAAACGGCATTGACGATTATATTGATATACGTCGCACAGATATTGATGAAAACTATAAGATTAATCAAATCCGTATTAAAGAAGAAGAACTTGCAGAAAAGACTCGTGCTAATCTTGTAGCAGAAGAACTTAAAGCAAAAGAATTAAACATTAAAAAGACTCAAAGTACACAGAGTAAATAAAAAGCTATAGGGCTATAGAAGCTATCATAAAGATTCTAGGCCCTATTTATAAAAATAATTTTAATATTGTAACCAATTAACGACAGCAAAATGGAGAATAACGAATTATTCGAAGGTTTACAGATAATGTCACCTGAAGAATTAAATCAAGCCGTAAGCGGGCAACAAACGGACGGAGAATCCGACACTAACGCAGGTCAAGAAACGCAACAGAATGAACCTGCAAACTTATTTACCCCAGTAAGCACTGAAACAGGAGAAGGTGCGGGAGAAAATAAAACAGTAACAGAGAAACCAGCAACTTTAGCAGTTGACTCTCTTACTAAGAACGAAGCGGTATACAAAGCTCTTATGAAAGAGTTAGTGTCATCAGGAGTTCTAACAGTAGAAGAGTTGGAGAAGTTAGATGAGTTACCTGGTACACTAGACACAATTAAAGACTTGGTTTCTAAAACAGTTGAATCAGGAGTTAAACAAACTCAAGAAAACTGGAAAAAGAATCTAGATCCTACTAAGAAGCGCTTTCTAGAAATAGAAGACGCTTTTGACGCTACGGACCAAGCGATATTAATGGCCCAACGATTAGAGTTCTTTGATAATGTAGATGCAGCATCAGTACAATCAGACGTAGATCTTCAAAAACAGATTTACTTTGAGTTGCTAAAATCTAAAAACTTTTCTGACCAAGATGCTATTGAAGCTATCAATGACGCAGAAGCTATCAACAAACTTCAGGACAAAGCTTTAAAAGCTATTCCTGAACTTCGTAAGCAAGCGCACACTGTAGTAGAACATGCACGTCTTGAAAAAGAAACAAAAACAAAAGCTGAGCAAGAAGCACAGTCTAAAATGTTTGAAAGTTTAGTATCAAACATTGAGTCTCGTGATGCTTTTATCGATGGTTTAAATCTTAACAAAGTAGCCAAAGATAAACTCAAGTCTAACATTATGAATCCTGTACACAGGGATCCTGAGACAGGCGTAGAGTACAACAGCTTGATGTACAAACAAAAACGCAACCCTGTTGAGTTTGAAATGTTGATCAACTACTATGACACCATAGGATTGTTCAACTTAGATAAAGAAGGTAAGTTTAAACCTGATATCACAAAACTCAAGAGTGTAGCAAAAACTGCAGCGATTAACGAACTTGATAAAGTTATCGCCGCAGAAGAACAACGTGGAGTAGGCCGTAACACTTCTGTAGAAACATCACAGAAAACTGAAGGGTTACTTTCCATGTTAGAAAGTGCTTTTAACAAGAAATAAATATAATTCGTCTAATAAATAAAAACAAAAAACAATGGCTCAATTACTTCCACTACAACGGTATGAGGCTAAAGATTACAACGGGTTGGTGACTGATAATCACTTCTACTCTTTGTATCAGCAAAAACCGCAGTTGATTAGTAATGTGATCAAAGAGATCTACAAAACTAATCTCCAAGGTAAACTTCGTGAATTCGTTGATCGCTTCCCAGTTAAAGAAGTTGAACAAGAAAACGGATTCTACAACTGGATGTTGCAAGGTCAACACGACAAAAACTTGCCTCTAGTTGACGCAGAAACAATCTCAGGCGCTTCTATTTCTGCTGGTACTTTTCCAGCAAACGTAGGTTCTAACGGTGAGCGTTTCTACCTTATTTTCGACGAACCACTTTTCGAAGAAACTAACGTTCTTCGTGGCGAAGTAGACGATTACCACCTTTTGGTAAAACGTGTTATGGACGCAGGTTCTCGTTACAAAGTTGAGGTTGAATTAGTAACTGACAACGTTAACAAAACTGTTCCTTCTGAGGAATTAGCTATTGGTACTCGTTGGTCTAAGTTCTACTCTCTTTCTCCTTCAACTCTTTCTTACCAAGGTGCTAAGCCTTATTTCACTTCTCCTTGGAGAATGGAAAACCGTCCTTCTACACTTCGCATGGAGTATGAAGTAGCAGGTAACACAATCAACAAAGGTAAAAACGAACCACTTGAGTTTGGTTTTAACTACAAAGGACAACAAGAGTCTGTATGGATTAACTACCAAGATTTGGTAGCTCACCACCAAGCAGAAGAAATGTTTGCTCGTATGTTGATGTACGGTAAGAAAAACTGGACTTCTGATCACAAATACCTTAACAAAGACGATAAGACTAAATATGCTATCGAGTCTGGTGCAGGTTTCTTTGATCAAATTGCTCCTTCAAACGTACACTACTACAACACTTATGACCTTGATTGGCATTTAGAGTTGTTGTTGGATATGGGTGTTGGTAAACTTGAGCGTGGCAAACGTACTATCCACTTGTTAACAGGTGAATTCGGTGCGATCGAAATCTCTAAGCAAATCAATGCTAAATCTGGTAGCGGTAAATTTACAGTTATCTCTGATAAATTCCTTACATCTAACACTAACCCAGGTAACCTTGGTGGCAAAAACACTAAAGGTCTCATGGAGCCACAGTGGAACGTGTACGAGTGGTACAACGGAGTTACTATCATGGTTGAGATCGTTGATTTCTTCGATGATGACGTATACTTCCCACAACGTCACCCAGATGGAAAAGGTATCGTAGAATCACACCGTATCTTAGCTCTTGACTATGGTGACAACGCTGGTATCTACCGCGTTAAACCAAAAGGAGTTCCAGATTACAACTGGGCATACATCCCTGGTATGCGTGATCCGTTCTCACCTGCAGGTAAAGGTTCACCGAAAATGGTTGCCTCACGTGTAGATGGTTACGAAGTACACATCCAAAAATGGGGTGGCTTGATGATCGAAGATCCAACTAAAGTAATCGATTTACGATTGGTTGTTGAAAGATAATCACCTAAACTTACCATAGAAAGGGGGGCTTCCTTGAGAGTTGAAAGCCTTGAGGACCCCCTCTTTTTTTAAAGAGAATTAAATTAAAGACAGCAAAAAATGGAGACAGCAGCAAAAGAAAAAACGATTTACGGCACATTTTTACAAAATAGAATTGTATCAATTAAGCCAGTAGAATCATCGGGTAAATGGAGTAACCTATTAGTACAAGGACAGGAGAAATTAAAAGATCCGTTCATGTACAACAAAACAAAGAGAAGCTACCAAGTTCCTCTCAACAGTGAGTCAAGAGGTGGTGGTGTAAAAGTAATCTTAGACGACATGGCTCGTGTTAAGATTCAAAAATACATGGAGTCGCATCCAAACGGGATGACTCAAAAAGAGTTCTTTGAAAAAGAGTTAGGTGTAGATTTAAACCCTACACTTCAAGCAGAAAAAAACTTCTGGAGAAGTGATCGTCGTGGACGTGTTATTCTTACTAAAGAAGGCACAACACTAAATTTGAACTTACCACTAGATATGTTAAAGTATCTAATTCTAATTGCTAATAGAATGCTTATCTCTCCATCTTATGAAGAGAGAATCAACAAAGCAACTTATGAGTTTATGGTGGTAGATGAGAACAAAATCACTTCTAAAAAACTTGAAGAAGCAGATCTTAAAGCTCAGGCTTATGTTAAGTACGCTGAGGTTACAAACAGTAAGGCTGCTACAATAGGGTTCATCAAATCTCTCGGACGCACAATCCCTGCTACTGCTACAGATGAGTGGCTAAAATCAGAGGTTGCAAATATTGTGGAAACTAATCCTAAATATTTCCTTGAGGTTGTGACACACCCACAATATAATGAGCGTATCTTTGTACAAGAAGCCGTTGAAGCTGGTGCAATTATCCGCAAAGGTGAGAAACGATACACACTTGATAATGGTGCAGAACTAGGAGATCTAACAGATGTGATCAACTATCTTCTTAACCCAGACAATCAAGAAGTAAAGCTTCGAATTAAAGCAAAAATTGAATTAACTAAACGTAAATAACAATGACGGCAAATCAGATGGCCAACGAATTAGAACTAAAGCTTGATCGCTCAGACAGCTATGGTTCACCAGGTTACGAAGACTTTGAATTGTCTTCTGTGCTTACCGAGGCCACTAATTTTTACGTCAAGAAGTTTTACGATGAAGTAAACAACCGAAAAGCTAGAGGCTTTGAGGAAACAGAAATAAGAAATCAGGGACTGGCAGCGTTGGTAAAAGACGCTGCCTCACTCCCAGTTTCGGCTTCACAAGTAGGTGTTATAGCTAACACTTTACTTCAAGGGAAGTTCTTTGATTTACCGACAGACCATATGTACACGATTTTCGAAGAGTGTACGATTAATAAAACGCAATGTAGCACAACAGATCCTATCTACGCATACGTTATCACAGTTGGCCACAACGAGATCCAGCGATTTAACTGGAGTAAGTATAAGAAGCCGTTTTATAAATCTTATGGTGATAGTAGAGTATGGCGCTTAGAATTTAGCAGACAGACATCAGGTATTAGTCCTGCTGCTCCTGCTACAGCTAAACGACATGAGTTACTAACGGACGGTACTTTTGATATTGCTACATATCATATGCGATATCTTAAAAACCCATCAGACATTATTGTCAACAGAACTACTCCTGCATCACAGCAAAACTGCGAGCTTGATGAATCTACTCACAGAGTAATCATCGACATCGCAACAGACCTAATGATGCAACGAGTACAAGAACAAAAAGTACAAACGGTTGAACCGTTTAAAGAGTTAGAATAAAAAAAATAATTATTAATTAAAAATTAAACAAAAATGTTTAGAAAAGCAAACAACGTATTTAGCGCTCTTTTGTCTGACGCTAGTGCAACAACTGCAGCATTAAATAGTGCTGTAGCCGCAGGGAACGTAGTTACAAACTTAAACTTGCCTATCGGTGCAGTAGTAGTATGTGACATGGGTATGCGCCGTCTTAACAGCACTTCCTACGGTCTTTTAACTGCAACTGACAAATTCTTTATCGTACAAGGTAAAGGAGCAACTCAGCCACTAATGAAATCGCCTGCGATGACTAAAGGTATGGTTGCTATCTCTGCAAGCAAGTTTAAAGCTGCTGTACAACAAGTAACTATCGTTGGTTATAACGGTACAACAGGTTCACTTCCTGTAGCTAACAATTCTGATTTCTGGATCAAGATTCGCAAACGTGATAACGATGCCGCTAACCGCTCACAACCTATGAGCTTGTTTGCAGGTCCAGTTAAAACTGATGCAACTGGTACACAAGAAGAACTTGCTTTCTTGTTGGTAAAAAATGGTTTGAAAAATTTCGCACAAGAGCCTGCAAACGGTTACTTGAAATTTGAAGCAGTTTCTAACGGAACTATGACAGCTACTGCAGCAAACGCTACAGTAACTAAAGGTTCTAGAGCGGTTACCTTTGCTTCTAACGTAACTATCGCTGCTGGTACACTTCTTGCAATTGCAGGAGCAACTTACTCAGTAGCTGTAGGCGTTACTGCTGGTACTGCTATCACATTAAACATTGCTTACCAAGGAGATTCTGCTACTATCACAGCAGGTACAACTTATGCAACTACAATCGGAACTCTTGCTTCTGTTACTGCATTTGGTGTTCGTCTTACTGGTGTTGCTGCTCCGTTTGATGTAAACGCATTCCGCGATTATTATGCTAACCGTTGGACTACATCTTTCTCTGATTCTTCAACTTTGATTACTGTATCTGGTGCTCAAAACGGAAATGGTGTATGGCAACAAGTTGCTATGGATGAATACTTGAACTACGGTTTCGAAGGCGAAAATAGCCAATTGGCTGTTCCTTCTGTACCACGTGATCAAGTTGTTAAAATCCCTGGCGTAGCTGGTAATACTGCTCAGTCTTCTCGTTACTCAACGTTG